AGTATAGCATTTGCGAATACATGTCTAGGTTTGGTTTTCCTTGATACTCAGCTACAACTTCCATAGATTCCAGTTTAATAACGTGAAAAACAGAATTATCTGCACCGTCTCCTCTAGCCACATCTGCGACAAGTAAGTATGTATTGCCCTCATTATACTTCTCCCACATCCACATGTTTCTATCATACCCGACTCGATATTCGGGCTCTCTAGCGTTTGAATTAATCCAAGCTAAATCCTCGGGATGAATTACAGTATCTCCAGAAGTGTTGAAGTTACAAAGCAATTCCTGAGCTATTTGCCTTTTGGACATATTTTTGGTTTCTTTTTCAAACCACCCTTTATCTCTCTCTGGGTGTACATCCCACATCAGCTTTATTGGGTTAAATTCATTCTCGGCATCCACAGCCCCTATATATGTCTTGTGAAACCAATTCCCTGTGCCTTTTGGTGTTGAAAGTGCAATGCAGCGGCCGCCTGTTGCTAAAGTGGAGTAAATCGCAGTCCAAATATCATCCATCTTCTCAACATGTGCAGCTTCGTCTACAACCAACAAAGACAATGCTTCTGAGCGGCCAGCATCCTCTGAGGTGGGTACTGCCTTAATTATTGAACCGTTTGACAATTCAAATGATGTTCTGTTATCAACAGAAATCTGAGCAACCTTCATCCAATCTGGTAGATTTTTCATCATACTCTTCACTTTCTTAACAAGATTGGCTGCTGTGCTGAATTTTGTTGCAAGAACAACGATGCTTTTTTCTTTGTGAAAGAGCATAAACCAAACACAATAAGCAGCAGTGATTGTTGAAATTCCAAGTTGTCTTGCTTTCAGTATTATATTGAAACGAAAATCATTATAGTCATTAAGCAAATCATCTTGATAAGGATAAGTCTTAAAGCCTATTAGCCCTCTCATGGGATGACTTATACGACAATAGTTGTTAATAAAGTATTGCGAATTCTTACCAGACTTAACAATTTCCTTTACTATTTCCTTTTTGGTTAAACGGAATGCCATTAAACATTAGCCCTTTTTCCTTGTATCGTTTTGAGGGCGCTTGTTCTTATTGTCTAAATCTAAGAATTTCCGCCATGAATCTTCGATATTTCTGTTCTCAGAGCCTCCAGCATCAGGGTCAGCCTTAACGCCCGAAATATTGAAATACTGATGTGCTTGAACAAAGTTGCGAACTCTCGAAACAGAAGAAGCCAAAATGTGAATATCCCCTTCTTTTGTGAGGGTTACACCTTTTCCGGTGATAACTTTGTATTCTTTCTGAAGAAACTTTTTAATCTCGTTTATCATTCGAGCCATCTCATCCTCAAAGCCGCCACCATATATTTCTTTTAACATGATATCTGCTTGATAATGAATACAAAGCTGACTTCCAGCAAATTTGACACTAAAACCATCATTGATTCTCTTATCAATAAGGGCATCGCCCTCTTCTCTTTTCAAGCCAACCTTACGAATTTTGCCATCATGAGAAAATCTTTCGTCATGAGCGCCGTCATATCCATTGGCAGCAGCCTGTGCTATTCCTTGGATTATTTCCAAAATATTTGATTCAGCCATTGTTGGGTCTCCATCCTAATGTCCATCGTTTCTCTCTGCCTTCTACCCATTGTATATAGCACTTAAAGCAACAATCAAACTTAGACATATAAACATCATCTTTTGACTTAAATGAGTACGTACTACACACAGGACAAGAACGCTTTGATTCTTTTGTAAGTAGTTTCTTGGATATGAAAACTCCATTTACCTCCTCTTCTGAAGACTCTTGCTCTATTTGATGAGAGTGAAGTGTTTTCAAATCATTAAGATATTTTTTTTCTTTATCGTCTGACCATTCGCTTTTTGGGTGTTGGACTGTTTCGTTTCCGTATTTTTCCACTATTGCATTTTCAACCTTAATAGCATAATTGGGATCTTTACTTTTCACTCCTACTCCTATCAACCAGCAGCCTGAATGGCGGCTTTGATTACTTTATCAACTGCGCCTGCTAGTGTTTCATCTCCAGCGGCTTTTGCAATTTCTATTGCCTTTTTCAATATGATATCGTTTATTTGACTGCCAACCTCTTCGGCTGCATCTCCTGCTTTATCTCCAATGTCACCAAAATCAACAGCGGCTTCTTCTTCTGCAAGTGTTATCTCATTATACAAATCAACTTCTTCTTTAATAATCTGCTTTAATCTTTGTTCTGTTATTTTCATTTTCTGTCTCCTTTATTTTACAGCATGCATGATTCCAATTGATGTCAACACACCAGCAACAAAGCCACCTGCTAACCAAAAACCATCTTTACTTGGTTTAATTAGTTTCTTAAGTTGTTCATTCTCATCTTTCTTTATTGTAATCATATCATTCAGCCTCTGATCGTCAGCTTCACACCTTGCCTCTAATAAATCGTATTTATGCTTTTCTTCAGCTTTGGCTCTGCCTTTGTGGTACTCTATCTCAATGGTGCATTGTTGTGCTTTGTAGCGGTTCTCCACTATAAGCTTAGATACAGCCTCTGAATTAAATAGTCTTCCATCGAAGGGTGCTTTTTGGCCCTTCTTTAAGACAACAAATTCTGGCTCTGCTCCATATGCAACAGGAAAAGCCAGTAACAATAACATTAAAATCATTTTTACCTCACTGAATATTTTTGGTTGATTGGTTAATCTCTAATGTAAAATCTTTTCTGAGTTTGATTAGTGGATTAAAGTTTGCCTTCTTTCTTTCCAAGACAAGTGCTCCTTGGGGCTTTACCAATTCACCCTCAAGCTCTAGGGCTTCAAAATCAATTTCTGTCTTATCCTTATAAACAACTTTTGGCTCATCGTTTGCAATGGAATATGGGCTGTACGCCAAGAGGGCTATAATAAAGCACTTTTTCATTGTTCTTGCCTCATAGCTGCCATTTGTTCTCTGATTGCATCAATCAATTGTTCTTCCATCGTTGGGTCTTGAACATCTACGCTTCCAGTATCTCCTTTGCCCCACACGGCATCTCTATCAGGCGAGGGGCTTTCTCTTTCTGCTTCTAACGATTTATAAGTTACTGGTGGAAGTCTGCTTGTCGGGCCGGACTTATCAGTCTTTACCATGTTGCCTCTTCTATCTATTGCCCAGTCTCCAACATAAACCCAGTTTTTGCCTATGGAGCCTCCCATAGCATCATGGCCCTTTACCTTGCCATGTATATAGCCATATGGTGAAACATAAGCTTCATATTCTCTCCAACTGTCAAGGGATTTATCTCGCATGAAATTAGCAATTTCCCTGGTTGATGAAATTTTCCTAGATGGAAGATTCTCTTCGGGATATCCTTTCATGATTATTTCCACTGTTGAGCGAGGAGGATCATCATCAGGTAATGAACCCTCCCTTTCATAAGGATTCCAAGTTGCCATCTTGTGGCCTGCTCGGGCGTTATCATATACAGCTTGCTTCATATACTCTTCTTTTGTCATCGCCAATCTCTTGTGGGACTTTTCGCTTGCTGCATCCCATTCTTTCCCGGCAGAGACAGCTATCTGATATGCGGTAGACTTCGGATCAAGTTTTTCCCACCACTTAGCCTCATTTAAAAGTTGAAAGAAATCAATCTTACTCCAAGGCAATTTGCTTTCAACAACTGCTCTAATTCTTTCTTCTGTCATTATTTTCTTGAGCAATTCGTTTGAAACTTTCATTTACTCTTTCTCCTTATAAGCTTGTTTGTTTTGGCAATCTCGGAGTGAAGCTCGCTAATTTCTTGTTCTATATTATCCAATCGCATCTGAGTTGTATAATAGAAGCCACCAAGTATTGCGATTACACTTCCAACTGTTAATGCTGTTTTGATATCAATTTCTGTTTTCATCCTTTTTGAATTCCCAATTCTTGTTCTAAAATCCTATCTATCTCTTCGGGGCTGTGTTTTGCTTTTTGTACCATTTTCTTGATTGCCTCTTTTTGGCTGTGGGTTGTGTTCCACTTGTCTTCTTCATACTTCTCTTCAATTTTCTTAACCGCTTCAGAGTATCTTTTGTTTGCTTCTTCTCTTTTCTTAATCTCAAGCTCATGCGCTCTCTCAATTGCCTCTTTCTCTTTCTTGTACTGCTCTTTGGCTAGATTCGCCTGAAGTTTGATGCTACCTGCGCTCCTTCTGCCTAACGTATAAGCAATAACAAAGATAGTTAATAATACTAACCAGCGCCAATGCTGCCGACAGAAGACACCAGCTATCTTAAGATATTTAAGCGCAGCTAACCAAGTCACACCCTTGCACCTCTTGCAGCAGCAACCTTCTTTAAGTCTTCAACCAAGCCAGCGGCTCCACGTTGCTGTTGCCAAGATACCAAATCACCAGTGTTTGCTCGATAACCATCGCCCATGCCAGCATAAGACATCCATTCACCCCATTGCCTTGCGGCATCTGGGCCTGCGGCTCCTGCTGTATACATCTTGTCGAGTTCAATCATCATGCCGCTCTCAGTCATTCCAGAGAGTTTAAGATTCTCAACGATTGACCAAACATCAGTGTCCATCTCCAATACTTCACTGATACCCTCTTCTACCGGGCTACCATACATGTGTGCAGACATGGCTTCATACTCTCTACACGCTTTTTCATCACCAGCATCACATTTTGCTTTCATGTCCATTAGGTAATCTTCTTCTCGGGACTGCTCTTGAACCTTCCCAAATTCCTCTCTTATCATCTGCTTGAGTTGTTCTGAGGTTATGTTCAGCGACTCTTGAAAGCCAAAGAAGCCGGGCTTCTTGGCGTATTGCCCAGCAGCAGTTTTACTTTGTATCCAATCCATCGTAGATTCAAATTTGCCTTTTTTCCAATCACTTTTGAAATCCTGCATCAACTTTGCAGTTAGTGATTCTGGGCGGTATTTACCAAAATCCATTGCACCACCTTCGGCACCAGACTTCAAAAACTTCAACAAATCTGCTTCAGCTTGGGCCTCCAATTTCCTACTATAAGGCACTGAATAGTCTCGTTCTGGTGCTTTTCTTTTACCGCTGTCTTGAGCTTTGTCAAGCATTTGTCTCATATCTTCTTCTTCGTCTGCTTTGAAAACACCTGATGCGATAGCGTTGGTATAAGCCTTTATTATAGCAGCCTTGTCACCAGAATCTCTTGCGAGTGTAATTTTAGCTCTTTGTCTTGATTTCTCAGCTTGCTCTTCTCGGTTAAATTTATCCAACTCGGAAGGGACAACATCATCATGTCGCCCACGAGTTTGGAAGTCCATGTCTCCACGGATTGATTCTCTAATCAGTTGCCTAAGTTGTTTGGTTGTTAATTTCATCAGCTTATTCCTCCATGTGAGATGCCATTTGGCGTAATGATTCTTGGCTATTGTTTGAAGCTGAAAGGCGCATACCTTTTTGCCTATAACCTTGTGCCTTTAGTGCTTCTATTACCTCACCCAAGTCTCCGCCGCCCATACCACTAGGGTAGTATTGTGAGCCGCGACTTTGTTCTGGTTCGATAATTCCGATGACGCCATTGTTATAATCATACTGTCCAAAACTCTGTGGTTTTCCAGAAACGCCACCGACAACTCCATATCTAAAGTCATACTTCATCATCTTATCAACGTCCTGCGCTCTGCCCATCATTTCGTTGAGTTCTTCTTTAATAATCTGTTTAAGTTGTTTTTGTGTCAATTTCATCACATTTGCCCTCCATTTTTCCAAACTTTAACCATATCGATGACAGATTGTCCACCGACATAAATCATCGCAATCAAGCCCCATGTGTCTGGGTCCAAGTCTGCCCAGACAAGAAGTCCAGTTGCAACCAAGAACACGAACAGCTTTCGTGAAATTGCCTTTGAAAGGATAACGTCCATTACCCCAACCTTGTTAACTAAGTCTACGGCTTCACAGCCGGTGCAGTCTTGCACATCACAATGTGCCTCTTCTACTTCAACATCATTTTGTTCGCTCATTATTTATTCCTCTTTTTTGATTCTTGCATCATTCCGCCCATGGCCATTTCCAAAGCTTGCATGATACTTCCTTCCCTTGGGGGTTGGATGTTTTTCGCAGCTTGTGAGCTATCAAGAAGCTGTTTAAACTCAGCAGCAAGTTGTTGGATAGCTTGTTGATCAAAACCTTGTGCGGCTCTGTGGGTGTGTCCTGTCCATGTCTCATGCCCTTCACCAATAGAGTGCTTCAATTCTTCTTTGATAATCTCTTTCAGTTGTTCTGCTGTTAACTTCATCGGCATTCTCCTTATACATTTACCTTTGCGTAACCATCGACTTTGTCTATGTCGATTGTCATGTCCACAACGTCCTTCAAAGAGTCAAGATGAGAGATTAATATTACAGTCTTGAATTGATTCTTAATGATTCGTAAAAGATTTGTAAAACCTTCCATATGTTCTTGGTCTAAAGCCGTAGCAGGTTCATCAAGTATAAATAGTTCGCTTTTTGGCAAATTTGTTATTGAAATCAAAGCTAAACGTATTGCCATCGATGCAAGTGTCTTTTCTGCTCCTGAGCCCATTGATAGTGGGCGAGGATCATAGTATGGGTGCTTGATGTTTATATCGAGCTTATCACCGCTTGATTCAAAGAACACTTCAAACTCCACAATATTGCTGAGTATCTTTGCTATCTCTTCATTAAGAAGAGGGAGCTTTTGCTTAATGATGTTGTAGGGTATGCCGTTAGGATGCATACACTGCATAAATAAGTCATATGCAACCCACTCTTCCTCGATAGTCTCAAGCTCTTTCTTGTTTGCCTGTAGTGACTTGAGGGTTGCTTGTGCTGCTCCTTGTTCGACAAGAAACTTGGTTATCTTATCTTGACACTTATCGTATTGTTCCTTCTTCTGTCTTACTGTTTTTTCTATAGCGGTTCGTTCTCGAATTAAAGTCCCAAGATTTTCGATAGCCTCTCGGTTGTCTTCATACTCTTCTACCTTGGCATCAAGTTCAGCAATTTCATTAACCAACAGTTTAACTTTGTTTTGGTTTGAAGTGAGAGTTAGGCTCCTTGTCTCAATCAGTCTTTGAGCCTTCTCAATCTGAACTTGATAATCATGATACTCAGTCATCCTGATATCGACAGTTTGTATGTCTAGGGCGTCGAAATCGCTTATTAAATCAGCTTTCATGCTCTCAAGGTGCCCTAGCCTAGCTTTAACATTTGGAAGCGATTTTTCGGCGTTTTTGGCGTCCTTAACAAACTTGTTATCAGAGCAGTATTTACAATTCGGATCATACTTGTGGTTGTGAAGCATGTTGATTTTGTCCACCAAGTTGTTGCGGTCTTGCAACAGCGTAGATGCTGTATCTCTAATCCTGGCTATGTCGTTCTTTATTTCGTTTGCCTCTTCCTTAATGGAGAGCAAATCCTCCATGTCAATCTTCTTGACATTTTCTTGACAACTTTCTAATGACTCCTTCGCAGATTGTATTTCTGCTTCAATATTTGTGTTGTTTTGCAAGAGCATTGTGCGGCTTCTTGATTTTTGATTTATTGTCTTATTGACACCATCTATATCAATTATTTCAGCAGGTATGCTATCAATCTTATTGACAACTTCAGATAACTCCTGTAGAAGCTCTTCTTTGCGAACTTGCATGATGGAACAAATATTTCTTTGTTTCTCAATATCTTCAGCTACCTCTTCAAGAATTTCAACATTCTTTTGAATCTCCTTATCCCAAGGCTTCTCATTTAGCTTTTTAATAAGCCCTTTCATTTCTGCTGCATCTTTTTTGGCAAGCTTAAACTTCTTATCAAACACTTGCAAATCAAGAAACTTCGCAAGAATCTCTTTGCGCTTTGTCACGCCCTCTTTAACAAAGGAGAGAGAGTCAAGCTGGGATGACATGGATGTCAATAAGAAATCCTCCATTGTCCCAAACCGTTTGCGGATATTAGCATCCGTTTGATTTCTGGTTGTGCCATTCATACTTTCATCTTCGGAAATTAGCGAAAAGTCTAAATCGACTTTTGCCTCAATGGTTTCCTTTCCTCGCAATCGCTTTTTGTATTTCTCAAGGTTGCGGCATACTTGGTACGTCTTATCTCCGATATCAATTTGAACTTTACCCTTGGCTCTCTCTCGATTTTGGTTAATTACGTGGACGTTTTTCCTTTCACCTTTTGATGTTGAATTAAACAACGTGAATAAGAGGCTATCAATAATGCTAGACTTTCCGGAGTAATTACGGCCGAAGATTCCAACAAGTCCTCTGAGGTTTTCGAAGTTGACACTGTTTTTTTCACTATAGTTGAACAGGTTGTCCCATTCGAGCTTTTTGATTTTCCAAATAACATTTCTTGATATCTCCTCGCCTTGTTCGGCTAAAATGTTATACTTTTTATTGTATTCGAGTACTTTGTCTATTACGGAGGTTTGAAGCTCCATTTCCGATAAGTAGTCACGTATATGCTTTTCTTGCACAGATATATTTCTTAAGTTTTCTGAAATAACACTATTGGCATAATTTCCATCATCATGATGAGAGTGGGACTCCTTCCCATTAAGAGTTGTAACCGAAAACGGATTCCATCTTGCTTCAGCAATTGCTCTTGCCTTTCTAAGCTTATCTGACGGGAGATTCGTTCTTGATACTATTCTTAAGCGGCAGTTCCTAGGGGCATGGGCGTCATCAGGGAATGATCCATCCTTATTAAGCCTGACGGTGATGAATGGCCTGGGATTAGATATATGAACACTCTTGACATTAAAATCATCTTTGTTCTGTATCTTCCACAAAAGGTAGCCCTTTTGGGGAGACTCTGAAAACTTCTGTTGAATTGTGGAACCACAATACCGAACTCTACCCTCAGTGTCTAACGATTGTTGTCTGTGGATGTCGCCGAGCATTGTGTAATCAAAATCTCTGAAAATTGAAATATCATCGTCTCCAACATCCATTGTCCAATTCGCCCCTGTCTTAGAGCCTGCTATTGCTCCATGATAAAGAGCAACATTAACTTTGTGCGCCTGTGTTGGCTTTATCCAGTTGCCTCTGTCAAAGATTGACAACACGTTGAGACACAAACCATCATCAATGTGAATTTCACCAGAGTCCTTCATAAGGTGAAGCCTAGGGTGATTTAGTGCATTAACTATTGGCGTAAGGGCATCCTGCCTACTGTCGTTCTTAAGGTTGCCATCATGGTTTCCGAGAATGACATATGTCGGAGCTATGTTTGCCAAAGACGACAAAAACTCAGCGCAAAGTTGAAAGTACTCTGGGCTGAGTTGTGTTTTTGTGTGGGCGATGTCGCCGCAATGAACAATGCAATCAGGTTGCTCTGCTACTAAGGACTCATACAAATTGCGAAATGCAATTCTGTATTCATCGTGATATTTCAAATTGCGAATATGAGTATCCGCCAAGTGTGCTATTGTATACATTAATCCTCCGGGTTAAGTTTCTTTTCCATCATGTTCATGGTTCGCTTTATTATTGGAAGCGCGCCCTTAAGAACATGATAGTGCTCTTCATTATCCAATATCGCCATCGTCATCATTATTATCTGGCGATATATGCCTTTCAGTTTCATATAGTCTCGTTCCAAGTACTCTTTGTCTTTATTCATCATGCCTCCCTGAAGATTCTTATATAACCTTCCATTGTTGTTATGCCACCAACATGGTAGCCCAAATCATATTGGTTGATTATCTTTGATACAATCGTTTTTAATCGGCTTGAGTTGCCTGTTATAATTTTCATTTCCTTACCCCAATTGGTATTGATAAACTTATGGCATTTGTGTGGTACGTCTTCATATCTCACGCCATGTAAGTCCAATTCATTCACATTATTCTCCTTAGCTCATCCATCAAGAAATAGTCATCATGGTCAATTGCTTGAGCCATCTGTTTTCGAGACAAAAAAGTACGTAGCGGCATTTCGGCGATGTCCTCAAAGCCACTCGTATCAATCTTATAGAGTTCTATATCATAGTATAACATATTTTTGATGATTTGTCCAGTCTTTTTTTCAGCATCTTTGTCAAATGCCATGTAGACTGGTGTATCGTTGAGGGCAATAGCTTGGAATAGTTTTGTCTTGTCTCGGAGAGTTGAGCCCAGAACGGGGATAGCGTTTTCCCCAGCCGCTATGGCATCAAAAACGCCTTCTACGAGAGTGATGGGCTCATCCCAGTCTACGTGGAGTTCGTTGAAAATAATGTCCTTCTCAGCCGGGGGGTTGAGGTATCTCCACTTATGTCCAACATAGGAACGAGCGATGAAATAATTCACATCTCCGTTGTTATTGAAGGAGGGGATGATGATCCTGCCTCCATATCTACCCTCTGCACAATAGCCAATCTTCCATCGGAGAATCTCCTTCTTTGTGATGTCTCTGCTCTTGAGATAATCGAGAGCTTTCTTGGATGAACGAGGCAGATGTTTGTTGCAGAGCGAGATAAACTCCTCGGGGAGAGGAACCGTCTGTTCTTCCTCTATGTTATTGATTTCATTGAAGATTTCGTCAAACTCTGATAAGTCGAGTCTACCTTCAAGTTCAAGCCACTTCTGTCTCTGCTGGTATGATCCGAATTTGCGAACGATACGATAAGCGTTCTTGCCTCGCCTGTCGCAAACCCAACAATGCCAACCTCGCTTGAGATTGATTGCAAGCTTCTTCTTGTGATGATTGCAATACGGACAATGATAGTAGAGTTCTCCACCTTGAGGGGTGTTGGGCCTTCCAAGAATGTCCGATAATATTCTAATCTTTTGTTCCATTTATCACCTCCAAGTTTTCCACTCGTACTATTTCAACTCTTCCATCTGTCATAAGAACATAAGCCGCCACACAATACACAACATCCTGTATCTCTGTAACTATACCAATACGGCCATCATTCCCGTTGGGAACCCACTGATCACATTTTACCAAATCACCTATCTTCACTTATCACCTCCATCCGGTTCTTT